CTATTTGCGTTCATACTCCTCGTTCATATCAAGTAGAGGGAGTATACGATGCTCTAAGACATAATCGAAAGCTATTGATAAGTCCCACTGCATCAGGCAAATCTCTGATGATTTATTCGTTAGTGAGATACTATGTTGATAGGAACGAAAAAATACTTTTAGTTGTTCCCACGACAAGCTTGGTAGAACAAATGTATAAAGATTTTCAGGATTATGGTTGGGATGCTGAGACATATTGCCACCGAATTTATTCAGGGAGAGAAAGAACAAATGAATACCCAGTTACAATTACGACTTGGCAATCAATCTATAAACTGGAACGTTCATTTTTTGAAGAGTATGGTGTCATTATAGGCGATGAAGCACATTTATTCAAGAGTAAGTCACTAATACAAATTATGACTAAACTTCATCACGCAAAATATCGTTTTGGTTTTACTGGAACTTTAGATGGAACACAAACTCATAAGTGGGTTCTTGAAGGACTATTTGGTCCATCATATAAAGTTACAAAAACAGATGAGTTGATGAGGCAGGGACACTTGTCTCAACTTGATATTCGTTGCCTTGTACTTAAACATTCACCACAAAGATTTGAAACTTATGAAGATGAGATTCAATATTTAATATCTCATGAAAAAAGAAACAAATTCATTCAAAATCTTGCTTTAGATCTAAAAGGAAATACTTTGATTCTTTTTTCCAGAGTAGAAGCACACGGAGCAATACTCTATGAAAATATAAATAAAAATAAGCGAGATGACCGTAAAGTATTTTTTGTACACGGCGGTGTTGATGCTGAAGAAAGAGAATTAGTTAGAGAGATTACTGAAAGAGAAAATAATGCAATCATTGTTGCTTCTTATGGAACTTTTTCTACTGGTATCAACATTAAAAACCTCCATAATGTTATCTTTGCCTCTCCAAGTAAATCAAGAGTCCGTAATCTTCAAAGTATTGGACGAGTTCTTAGAAAAGGAAAAGACAAAGTAAAAGCAACTTTATATGATATTGCTGATGATTGTTCATATAAGTCAAGAAAAAATTATACTTTAAATCATCTCATTGAAAGAATCAAAATCTATAATGAAGAAAATTTCAATTATGAAATAATTACAATTCAACTAAAGCAATGATAGAAGAAGATTTTTATGCAACAGTTAAATTAAAAACAGGAGAGGAAATCTTTGCAAAAGTAGCAGCTTCTGAAGAAGAAGATAGAACTATGCTAATTGTTTCAAATCCTGTAATTATATCTGAAGTTAAAAGCAATAAATTTGGAGTTATTGGATACAAATTAGAGCCTTGGTTAAAGACAACAAGTGAAGACTTATTTATCATAAAGTTAGAAGATGTACTTACAATGACAGAATCTTCTGATATTGAAATGATTGTAGTTTATCAAAATTATCTCCGCCAATCAAAGAAAGAGGGAAATAACTCAAAAATTAATCGTAGAATGGGATATTTGGCAAATGTTAATGATGCTAAAGAAATATTAGAAAAGATCTTTAAAGGTAGCTAATACAATCCTTTTAACCCTGACAAAGGTTATTGTACACACTTTCGAACACCTTGTCAAGCACATATGAAAGTGTTATAATATCTACATAATAATGATAAGAATTTATGATAACCACAGCAATTATGACCAAGAGAAAAAGGTCAGAGCATTACGTTAACAATAAAGAGTTTCTTGCCGCTTTAATTAAATATCGTGAAGATAAAGAAATTGCAGAGATTCAAGGAAAACCAAAGCCTCCCATTCCACGCTACATTGGAGAGTGTTTTCTGAAGATTGCTAATCACTTATCCTTCAAGCCAAACTTCGTGAACTATATGTTCAAGGAAGATATGATTTCTGATGGTATTGAAAATTGTGTTCAGTATATTCATAACTTCAATCCAGAGAAGTCTCAAAATCCTTTTGCATACTTCACTCAAATTATTCACTATGCTTTCCTTCGTCGTATTCAAAGAGAGAAGCGCCAGCTAGAAATCAAAAACAAAATTCTTGAAAGGTCTGGATTTTCTGAAGTATTTGACGATAACAGCCTTGACGGAAGCAACTACAGCGACTATAATTCTATTAAGGATAATATTCACTCCAAACTTCGTTACTGAATGAAAGTCGCCATTATTACAGACACTCATTATGGTGCTCGTAAAAATTCAAAACTTTTTCATGATTATTTTAAAAAATTCTATGATGATGTTTTTTTTCCAACAATAGATAACGAAGGGATTAAAACAATTGTTCATATGGGAGACGCTTTTGATAGTCGTAAAGGTATTGATTTTTCTGCCCTATCTTGGGCTAAAGATAATATTTTTGATCCCATAAAGCAAAGAGGTATCAAGTTACATTTAATTGTTGGCAATCATGATAGTTACTATAAAAACACTAATGAAGTGAATGCTGTTGATTTATTGCTTCGTGAGTATGACAATGTAACTGTATATTCTGAACCAATAGAAGTTAAACTTGATAAATTGAATGTTCTTTTTATACCTTGGATCAATCAAGAGAATGAAGAAAAGACTCTAAAACTCATTCAAAAGTCATCATCTAAATGTGCAATGGGACACCTTGAACTTCAAGGATTTAGAGTCAATAAACAACTTGTGATGGAGCACGGATTAGAAAGTAAAGTTTTTGATAAATTCAAACTTGTTTTCTCAGGACATTATCATACTCGTTCTGATAATGGAACTGTTTTTTACTTGGGCAATCCTTATGAAATGTTCTGGAATGATGTAAATGATGAAAGGGGATTTCATATTTTTGATACAGAAACTTTAGAAAAAACTGCAATCAATAATCCTTATCGTTTGTTTTATAATATTTACTACGAAGATACAAACTACCAAACCTTTAATACAAAAGAATATGAGAACAAAATTGTGAGAGTGATTGTTCGTAAAAAAACTGATATCAAAAAGTTTGAAAAATTTATTGATAAATTATATTCTTCTAATATTGCAGAACTCAAAATTATTGAAAACTTTGCAGTTCCAGAACTTGAAGATTTTGAGGCATTTGAATCTGAAGATACTTTATCAATTTTGAATAGGTATATTGAAGAAGCAGAAATTAATCTTGATAAATCAATCGTTCAAAAAATGATTCAAGAAATTTATCAAGAAGCTTGTGAGTTAGTATAATGTTTATTCTAACGATCGAAGGTAGAGAAAAAGAAGGTGCATATTCAGTAACCGATGATGATGGGGAGCAAATCATTTATTTATTTGAAGAAGAAGATGATGCGGTAAGATATGCTATGATGTTAGAGGATGATGGATATCCTGAAATGCATGTGATTGAAATTGAAGACGAGGTTATGATAAAAACTTGTGAAATGCACGATTACAAATACACTGTAATTACTGCAAATGATATTGTAATTCCTCCTGAAACTGATTATGATCTTATTTAAAACAATACGGTGGAAGAATTTTCTTTCAACTGGTAATCAATACACCGAAATTGATTTCACTGAAAATTCTACGAATTTAATTATTGGTACAAATGGTGCCGGAAAAAGTACAGTACTTGATGCTCTTACTTTTTCCTTGTTTGGAAAACCTTTTCGTAAAATCAATAAACCTCAACTTGTTAATACAGTAAATGAAAAGGATTGTAAAGTTGAAGTTGAGTTTTCTGTTGGTGCAACTGAATGGAAAGTTGTAAGAGGAATTAAGCCTGCTATTTTTGAAATCTGGAGAAATGGTGCTGTCCTGGATCAATCTGCAGCAGCACTAGATCAACAAAAATGGTTGGAGCAAAATGTTCTTAAGATGAACTATAAGTCATTTACGCAGATTGTAATTCTAGGTTCAAGTACTTTTGTTCCTTTTATGCAACTTCCTGCTGCTCATCGTCGTGAGGTGATTGAGGATTTGCTTGATATTAAAATATTTTCCTCTATGAATGTTTTGATCAAAGAGAAGATTCGTTTGCTTCGGGAAGATATTAAAATTCTGGAACTTAAGAAAGAATCTTTTATTGATAAAGTTAAGATGCAGCAGAATTTTATCGAAGAGTTGGAAAATCGTGGAAAGGATAATATCAAGACGAACAAACAAAAAATTACTGATTTGGATGAAGAAATTGAACAATATGTAAATCAAAATAGTTCTTTAGAAAAACCTCTTCGTGTGTATATTAAAGAGCAAGATGATATTACTGGTTATGCAGAGAAACTTCGTAAGTTGGTAAATCTTAAAGGTAAAATATCGCAAAAAGTTTCTACAATTAGTGAAGAACATAAGTTTTTTACTGAAAATACAGTATGCCCCACTTGTACACAAGAAATTGATGATGAGTTTAGAATAAATAAAATTAACGACGCTCAAAATAAGGCAAAAGAGTTGCAATCTGGTTATCAAGAACTGGAGGAGGCAATTAAAGAAGAGGAAAGGCGAGAGCGTCAATTCACATCATTATCAAAGGAAATTAAAAAACTCACAGATGAGATTTCTCAAAACAACATTAAAATTTCTGGGTGTAGGAGACAAATCAAAGACTTTGAATCTCAAATTCAAAGAATTACCGAACAACTTGAAAACCGAAATACTGAGCACGAAAAGTTAGAATCTTTTAAAGATAATTTAAAAATTACATATGATGATCTTGTTTCTAAAAAAGATTTAATTAACTATTATGATTTTACTTATAGTTTGCTTAAAGACAGTGGAGTAAAATCTAAGATTATCAAAAAGTATCTTCCGTTGATCAATCAACAAGTGAATCGTTATTTGCAGATGATGGACTTCTATATTAACTTCACACTTGATGATGAATTTAACGAAACTGTCCAGTCGCCTATTCACGAAGATTTTTCTTATGCTTCTTTCAGTGAAGGTGAAAAAATGAGAATCGACTTATCACTTCTTTTTACCTGGAGAGAAGTTGCAAGAATGAAAAATTCTGTGAATACAAATCTTCTTATTATGGATGAGGTTTTTGACAGTTCGCTTGATGGATTTGGAACAGAAGAGTTTCTTAAGATTATTCGTTATGTAATTAAAGATGCTAATATATTTGTCATCTCTCATAAAACAGGATTAGAGGACAAATTTGAAAGTGTCATAAAGTTTGAGAAAGTTAAAGGTTTTTCACGTATGGTGTCCTGATACACCAAAGAACAATGAACACTCCAAATTGGCAGCATCATTCCAAGAAGGAACAAAAAAGAAAACTTAAACCGCAAGCACTAAGGCAAGCGAAAGCACGACTTGCCCAATTCAAAAAGCGTCACATGGGTCGTCCAAAGGGCGACCTTTCGTCGTATTATAGGTTTATACGAAAGAAGTCTAATGCCCGTCCGTCACGAAATCAAATCTCAACTTGCCAAACTGCTTGCTACTGAAGATTTGGTGGTCGAGCATAAAAAAGTTTCTACTGCTTGCTTTAATGTCCATACTCGTGTATTGACTCTTCCTTTGTGGGAAAAGGCAAGTAATACTGTTTATGATTTGCTTGTTGGGCACGAAGTTGGACACGCGCTTTTTACTCCAGATGAGGACTGGACTCAATCTGCAAAAATTCCTCCCCAATTTGTAAATGTAGTTGAGGATGCTCGCATTGAAAAATTGATGAAACGTAAGTATATGGGACTTGCAAAAACCTTCTTCAACGGATATAAAGAATTGAACGATCAAGATTTCTTTCAGTTGAATGATGAAAATCTGTCTAAATTCAATCTTGCCGATCGTGCAAATTTGTGGTTTAAAGTTGGTAACTATATTGATGTTCCCATCCAGAGGGGTAAAGAGACTGAAATTATAAACCTAATTG